TATTCACAACAAGCAGATTATGAGTTTGCCGTATTTGTGAATTGAAAGGAGGTTGAACAGATTATATGAGTAATAATGTTAAGATTGTTGAACAAGATGACGTTCAACCTTCTTATGAATTTAATTCATATTCAGCGTCATCTATAAACTCAGTATATTATTTTGGTTTAAATATTTTAGAATATTTTACTCAAGAGCAATTAGCGAACATTATTAAAGACCCGATGACTTATAACGATGTTCTGAGACATTTATCAATTATGCTCTATGGAACAAATGGTGCTTACACGAATACAGTTGATTATATGTGTTCATTGCCAACACTTAGCAAGGTTGTTGTTCCTCATGGGAAGAATAACAAGAAACGGGCGCGTAATAAAGACTTGATGTTATCTACTCTTCGTGTGGTTCGCGATAAAGAGTTTGTACGAGATGCTTTAATGAAAGCTATGCTGGAGGGTGCGGCTTATTATTATTTTGAAACGGCTGAAAAGCTTTCCTATGGCCGCAAAATGTTGACCGATATAGATGTTGATGCAATTACAGAAATTAATGAGATGGGTGTCAATGCGGCAATCTTCTCTCTCCCTGCTGATTATACGCGTATTGTTGGTAAACAGAATAGCAGCCCCGTTCTTGCATTCAATGTAGATTACTTCCTTGAGGGCCGTAGTGGATCGGAAGAGGATCGCTTGTTGAAAGCGCCAAAAGAGATACGGGAAGCTTATAGAAAGAAACGGTTTAAGTCAAGCGAAAATGGAAATTGGGTTATCTTAGATAATAAGCATACTCTAACATTAAAGATTAAATCTAAGAGCGACGAACCATTTGGTAGACCTTTGGTGATTGCCGCTATTAATGATATTTTATATGGCGACTATTTTACAGAAACTAAGCGTGGCATACTCGATGATTTGAATAATCGTGTTGTATATCAAACATTTCCTGAGTCTAAAGATAAAGGAGTTTCTTCTTTAACAAAGGCGCAACAGGAAAACCAGCATAATGCAGTTAAAGGTGTTGTCCTCGGCAAGACTAGCAAGGGCGGCACTTCTTTTGTTTCTGTGGCTGCTGGTACAAAATTAGCTGCGCTTGATGTGCAAAACACTGATATATTTGACGAAAAGAATGAGTCGAACATAAATGACAAGATTGCTCTTGATCTAGGTTTGGCAGCTTCTCTTCTTAATGGCGTTGGTTCTGGATCATATAGTGCTCAAGAGCAAAACTTAAAACTTGTTTCTTCGCAAATTTTTCAATGGATTGAACAATTAACTTACGAGATTAATAAAGTTATTTCATCTTGTATTATTAAGGATCAAAAGAATTGGTGTGAGGTTTATTATTTCCCGACTACATTTGTTAATCAAAAAGAAATGGTTGGGTATATGAAGGACTTATACACTACTATTGGCGGATCAATGGGTGCGTATATTGCGGCTTGTGGTATTGAGCCAGAGGCTTATTACGCCTTGTTAGATGAGGAATATGATAATAATATTTTCGAGAAGTATCCGCCACATCCATTATCTTATACTACATCTGGAAATGATTTATCACCAGGTAGACCGAATACAGATAATCCGTCTGATAATACGGTCAAATCCAGGGCTAACAATGGCAATGCACAACCAAGCCCATCGGATAATTAATTGGTAAATTGAGAGCCGAAACAACGGCTCTCTTTTTATATAGTTACTACACAACGAAAGGCGGTGATTAACGGTTGAAAACCTTTGAAATCCAAAGTAAAGAACAAAGAAATGGTAGACGGAATTTCAAAGTGATACTCCACCGAATATTCCCTGATGATTGTGTAAATGAGGCCGAGCAAGTTGGAACTATGTATAACGACAATGGAATTACATGGATTCGAGAGTATTGTGAAAAAGCATTACCTACTATCGCCGGAATGCCGCTACGTTGTGCTTTTCTCGATGAAGAAAGAACGGAACTCGCCGGGCATGGATTAACCGACATCGTTGATGGTGAGCCAGTTTTTGAAGATGCTGTTATGATTGGCTCTTTTACTGGCGCTTCTATTGATGAGGTTGAAAATGAAGATGGTGAAACCATTCTTGCCGTGATTGGTGAGGGCGAAATTGATGCCGCTTGCTATCACAATTTTGTAGAGAAACTTGAAGAGGATATGGCAATTGGTGATGCCCCTTATGGAAGTGTTGAAATTATGCACACATCTGAAAATGAACAAATCCAATATGTGTATGGCTACAAAGATAAGGGTCGAATCCCGATGGATTTCATATACAGCGGATTGGCTTTACTTGGCGTTTCTCCCGCTGATTATAATTCCAAATTGATTGAACTCAATGAAACTCAAAACAAGGAGGATATGACAATGAATGAGTCCGAACTGAAAGCTCTTATTACTTCTGTTGTTGGTGAGCTTTCTAATCAAACTGCCGAGCTGAATCAGTTAAGAGCTGATTGTGAAGCCCAGGTTAATGAAGCAAATACAGCTCGTGACAATGCTATTAATGAGCTGAATGAACTGAATGCAAGCGTGGATCAAATTAAAGCTGCTCTTGAGGATGCGCGGAATGAACTAAGCGCGAAGTATCAAGAGTTAGATGCTCTTCATGCGGAGCTTTGCACTTTGCAGAAAGAGCTTGGCGAGGCCAAGGCTCGTGAACGTGTTGGTGAAATGAATGCCGCCGTTGCTCAATTCACCAACGAGGAAAAGGCTTATGCTTCTGAGCAAATCGATGCTTTTAACGCTGATCCTATGTCTGTGGAGATCAATTCCATCGTTGAAAAGATTTATGAGGGTATTGGTCGTTCTAAGAAAGAGGCTGAAGGTGTCGTTGTTGAAACTAACGAAACCGATGTTGATATTGCTGATATTTTTAGCCCTGTGTCCCTGACTAATGAGCCAGAGGATTTAAATATTTTTTAATAGGAGGAAATGAAAAATGATTAAGTGCGAAACCGTTGGCATGATTGATAATTCTAAGAACAACCCTGTTCTGACTTCTGATAAAGCTGTTGCTAATTATACTTTTCTGACTGATGATAACGGCATCGTGTATCTGATTGCTAATACTGTTTCCGGTGACGATTCTTATGTTGATGATGTTATTTTCGCCGCTGGTGAATATCTGAATGGCTTTAATGTTGAATTTTGGAAAGATCAGAAGCTCGTGATCGACGAGCGCCATATTGCTTATGGCTCCGGCGAGACTTTTGCGAGCATTACTGATGGTACTACCTTGTTGACTATTAATGAGGATGGCGCTCTGGCTATTGCTTCTGAGGCACCTGAGTCTGGTGTGTATTTCAAAGTCACCGATAAGATGACTGGCATTGGTGGGAACAAGGTTAAGGCTCTCATTATGGTGGCCTAATTGATTTCTACTCTTATAGAAAGGATGGAATAAAATAATGAACTTTGAACTGAATGATATTCGTCGTGATTCCGGCGTTGTGTTGACCAATAATATTAATGCACATTCTCCTGTCGTGGAAGTGTTCTCCGCCATGGTGAACGGTGAGTCTCTTAACCGTTTTGGCAAGAAGGCTGATGCGGCTGTTAATTATATCAAAGGTCTTGGCGAGCGCGCTCAGAATGGCGATTATACTGCTGTTGCCGAGCTGAATACTATTCGGCGTTTTGCTATTGAGGCACCTGTGATGGAGGAAATCAAGCTCCTGTCAATCTTCGGTTCCTATCAGAACGTTGGTTTCGATGAGAGCATTGAGCGTGAGATTACTCGTTATGACGGCGAGCGTTCTCGCATTCAGGCTCCCAACGGTGATGTGGTTTATCCTAGCATCTATGTGGAGCGTTATCCTGTGCCTACCTTCACCGTGAGCGGCGGCTATGCTGTTGACTATCGGCGTGTTGCTCTTGGAGATATGTCCAAAGAGAACGAGGGTCTGGCCCAGGTTAAGGTTGATATTCTAAATCGTGCCAAGGCTGCTATCGTGAAAAAGGTTTTCGATGCGATTGAAAATGCTACGGGTGTTACTTATATGTATGAGGGAACCAATGGTTTAGCTAAAGCTGGCGTTGATGGTGTGCTGACCGCAGTACGTCGTTATGGCCGTCCTACTATCGTGGGCGATTATGCTGTGCTGTCTCAGTTCACCCCTTGGGCTGGTTATAAGGGCAGTATTGATAGCACTACCATTACTGGCATTTCTGAAAAAGCTATGAATGATATTGCTGCCGCTGGTATGCCCGCCCTGTATAATGGTGCTATCCTTCAGGAGATCGAGAATCCATACAACGAGTATGATCTGACTGGTACTTGGTCTGACGGCACCAATACTAATGTCAACTTCGGCACCCTGCTTCCTGCTGGTCTTGCCTTTGTGCTTCCTGCGGGCGGTAAGTCTCCTATCGCTACTTGGAGTAAGGGCGGTTTGACCACTTTAACTGGTAACGATGTTCATACTGGTCATGTGATTTCTCGCTTTGATATTGAAGTGGCTTGCGACGTTGCCAAGGGCCGCGAGCATGAGATTGGCGTTCTGCACGACGCATCTCTTGACACTCTGTAAGTTTGTCTAAATTAGTACATAATATTTGGGAGCGCTCTTAAAGAGCGCTCCTGTTTTATATATGGTAAGTCAAATGGAAAATAATACATTCTATTGTTATTCTTATCGACTCTATCATTTTTGTTGCGCTTTTGGAGAGAAATGTATTGATTCAAGTGTTAATCAAAACAGTAAATGTAGATATTGGACTTTTCAAAAATCCGATAGATTAGATAAGATTATATCTTTATACAATAAAGTAAAGCATGAAATTAGTTGATAACTTAAAAATAATCGAAATGAGGTAATAATTATGGATAATGAAAAGGTTTTTGATCTCGATAAGAGAGTTGTTTTAAAAAGTATTGCTGGATGGTCTACTGGATGTGACCGCATTACGGAAAATGGTTCAATTAATATTGCACCATTTGGTTCTGTGTTAGAACGTCGTGCTGAGTTAATCGCACAATTCCAGAATAATAATAAGGCCATTGGTGGCGTTGACGGTAACGGAAGTCATGCAACATGGTTTATCGATGATGCAGAAACTAGAAAAGAACTTGGTTTTGATTCAGAAGATGGAAAGACAAAACAGGTTGTATTTAGCGACGAACTGGTAAAGAAAGTGTTTGATTATAAAACACAATCGGCTTTTGAACAGCACTTTAAAGATTCGTTTGTAACACGAGCTGAGAAGAAAGCTGTTATGGGCGCAATAAAGCGCCTAAAAATTAATGATTACGCAAAAATTAAATTTGCAGAAAACTATACTGGTTTTAAATACGAAAATTAACCATTAAATAAGGGGGATGACTTGTTATGGCAACTCCATTTTCGGAAGTTTATGACAGCTTTGAGTCATCATTCCAAGACAAATGTGAAATCCCAGCAGCATTAGAATTGTTATGGCTTAAAAAGGCTGTTGCTCAGTATTGCGTCGAAATAGAAAAAATAACATACGATGAGGATGCGGACGAATTTGATATTACATTAGATCAATATGTAATTGATTCTTTAGCACAAGCAATGAAGGTTTTCTATCTTGAACGCGAAGTTTCCAAAGTAAACAAACGTATTTCTATTGTTGGCAAAGACATTTCGATTGATGGCAATAATGGCTCAAAAACCGCAGCCAGAGCAGAGCTTGAACGCAATGACAGGAAGATGGAGCAAATGTATTTTAATCAGAAACCAACGGCGTATTCATAAGGTGGTACACTATGGCAAAAGAATGGTATTTGTTAAAGTCGCCACACGATCAAATAAGTGGATACGAGGATGAAGCATTTGACGATTATGGTCAAGAAGGTTTTTTTGAGGCTTTAGATTCTTTTATTGCAACTGATGTAAAATTATATAACTACGATCTGTCTAAATGTACCGAACTTCGTGCAGTAATTCAAAATGCGTTGACTGATACTAAGTTAAAGTCTCTGGTTCGCCACGCGCTTGTTCCAATTGGAACATGTGTAGCTGGTGACTATTTTAATTGGGATAATCGTTTTTGGATTGTAGTAAGCGTAGTAGACAATAATGGTGTGTATGAAAAAGCTATATTATCATTGTGCAACTATAAGTTGACGTGGATCAATAGTTCGGGGGCTATTGTACAGCGTTGGACGAATATTACTTCCGCCTCGCAATATAACAATGGCGAAACTGCAAGCCGTTACTATACATTGCGAACAGACCAGCTAATGGTAGTTATGCCAAACGATACTGAATGTTTGCTTTTACATA